AAGATGAGAAGGTTGTTATCATTCATCAGTTCATTCATGAATGATGATTTCAGTTCACGAAACTTTTTACCAGCAGAGGATAGAACCTTTGTGATTGATGCAGTTTCTGCTTTGTTGAAATTGACTGTTCCAGAAGTGTCTCTGTAATCTGCATCTGTAAAATATACATCGTCTGTTTTTCTCAACCCATTTATATTCGCACCGAAAGTGGCACGCATATCTTCAAGTTTCTCTCCTGAGTAAGTAGTATGCCAGACAATACCCATTTTCGCTTTTTTAATCTTATCGGAACTTTCTTTTGGAACTGCGTATACGATTGTGTTGGGCTGGAAGGTGAGATACGATTTACCATCTATTGTCTCCGTAGACAAATCATCTTGTGTGAATAACATATCGCCTTGGAGAACATCTTTGATTCCTAACTTTGGTAGATACTTGAGTGCAACTTTGAGTTTGGAATTGAGTCCTGGCGATGAATGATTTGCATCAATGTCTGCATTTGTATAGTTGACTTTTGGATTCTTGTTGAAAACTCCCTTGGTTCCTACGAAAAACTTCTTGTTCTCTGGGTTGATTCCTGCAAAGACAGCAGGAGCTCCATCCCATTTGACAGTCACGTTTACACTTGACTTTGAACTTCCTGCAAGCATATCCCTCAAAGATTGAAGGAAATTGATTGCTGCCCGTGTTCCGTTGACTCCGTTGTTCAACACCTCATCTTCAAGGTGTTCTAAATGTAAGTTCTTGCCCTCTGTGCCTTCAGCAAGATACTCTGCGAATGTAATCATTCTTCTAATTTTAAGTTTTTGTAGGTAGGGATAACGATATAATTATTTATAAGATTACGAAACCATAGGTCCGTCATCTTCACCATTCTCTTCTATATCTTTTGCAACTTGCATCAGAGCATATGCGAATTCTTCTTTATTTGAATAAACGAATCCATGTGGTGCATCTGAAGTTTGGAAGGTAGCGAGATTTCCAAAGTGGTCTTCTATGACAAAATGGATCTCATCGCCTCTTGTATGCATCGGATCTGTGATTCCGATACAATGTAGATGCACACCCAACTCTGGGTGTGCGTAATATCCACCTATTTTTATATCTAATGCGTTCTTCTCATCACGAAAGTCCGCTAGATTGACAACTTTTTTAGGATCTCCACTCTTTTTGCTCATTCTCTATTTGCCTAATCAATTTGATTTCATCCTTCATTCGTTGTCTTTGTTCAGCTTCTCTTTTGAGTTTCTTTTTGAGAGAGGGTTTGACGTAGTGAGATTTATCATTCACTGTCTTGATTATACCTTCATTCAAAACTGCGGATTTGAAACGAGACAAGGCTCGGTTAATGTTCTCGTTTGGTTTTACACGTACAGATATCATAACGACTCCTTAAAGTTTCTAAATGTTTTAATAATTTATAAGACCAGTATATCAAGACAGTAACGATATGTCAAGTCATTTAAAACGGAATAAGAACGAATAAACAAAACACGACTGTTCCATATGAGATAATCAAATCTTTCTTCATGCTAACCCCCACCTATTTCCCCTCATGATATTCTTTTCTCTTTGCTCTAGGTCAAACCTATCTTTTGCTTGAGAGAGATATTCATGAATAGATGAAAATGTAACATCCATTTTGAAAGTATCAAAAGTCAATGCTTGTTTTATTCTTGAGAGTAAGGAAACTTTCTTTCTCTTCGATTGATAATTTGTGAATGCTTCTTCAGCATCGGACAAGTTACGATATTCTGCTCGTAACCAAGGCTCAATTTGTGGATCATAATCTCTCACTTGTGCATAGAATGATTGTTTGTTTAAAGCATGGGAGTGTGGGATAAACACTCTGTTCCTTTCTTTTTTTAGAGATTGAAGAAGAGGCACTCCCTTTTCGTGCCTCTCCTGTTGTCTTGAAGACCAGTTATACTGTATATATTCTAATCACTATTTTCGTGATTTTTTAATCGGTGATGATTATTTTTTAATCATTAATTGCTACCAAATTCTTTACATTATAACGAACTTCTTCCAGAGTTTTATACTCCAAAGGGACAAGACCTTGATCTGCAAGATAACCATACTCACCCATTGCAGCCTCTGATGTATATTCTGCCATAAACTCTGTCATGCCAGGAATAATTAGAAAGTGTTCCTTTTTGGCATAAAAGAACAAGGGTCTTGCGATTGGGTATTCGTAACTTTGAATGGATTCAAGAGAAACTTCAACTCCTTCAATGAGAACACTTTGAATCAAGTCACGATTCTGGTCAAGAAAAGAGAAACCAAAGATACCAAATAAATCTGGGTCTTTGTCTAATCTTTTGACAATAAGAGTATCGTTTTCTCCAGCTTCTTCTACTGGTCCATCCTCACGAAATGAATGACACTTCTTTTTTCCCAACTTCTTATACAATCCAGCTTCCTTACACCCTTTATTCATTACTAAGGCATCCCATGCATCTCTTGTTCCAGATGTTGGGGGTGGTGCCATGATTGCAATTTTCTTTTTTGGTAATAAAGAATCTATCTCATTCCAATATGTTGGTTTTGGCCCATGTTCTGCCATTGCAAGAAATAATTGTTTCTTGGTTAGATTCCATTCCTTCTGTCCTGCTTTTTGTGCAAAGACGATTCCATCATTTCCAACAATCACTTCAATAATACCATTGACTCCATTTGACTTACAGAGTTCGATCTCACTTTTTTTGATTGCTCTGGATGCATTAGTGAAATCTGGATGTCTTGCACCAACTCCAGCACAGAACAGTTTCATTCCACCACCTGTTCCAGTAGATTCAACGATTGGAGTTTTCCAACCCTTTTTACCATGTTTTTCGGCTACAACTGTAGTGAATGGATAAACTGTAGAAGAACCTACAATCGTGATTTTATCTCTTGCAAATAGAGTACCAACGAAAAGAAGGCTCAATACAACCGATAAGATTTTTTTCATTTTTCCTTTCAGAGTTCTTACACTCGTTTTGAAATTTAGAGATTCGCCAAACCTTTAAACGAAATCCCATGAATTGCTAAGACGATAACTACTGACAAAGCCAGACCTATCATCATTTTGAAAAAATCTTTCCCAACTAATGGAAAGACAGTTTTGAACTTGTATTTTTGAGTTACAGTCGCAAATGCAAGTTCTCTCCCAGCGAGTAGTCCGACAAATACCCATGTCGTACTCATTGGAATATCGTTATATCCTTTGAAGTACCAAAGAATAAATGAATAAATTAAATCAACCAATGTCGCAGAACGTACATATTTTGTGTTTGTTTTGCTCAATACGACTTCCTGAATCCTTCCACCCTTTTCATGAAACATATATCCTAATCCAGCGACAAACACTGCACTTATCAAAATCATTGTCTCTACTGGAATAACTCTTGGAAGATAAACAGCGATATTTGCCATATCATGAGACAACCAAGTAAACCACAACCATCCAGTAGTACACCATTGCGCTACTCTCCAATACTTTTTATGTTCGTCCCTAATGTCTTTTGTTTCAAGATATTTTGCGACAATCATCCAAATAATATATGCGGCTGATGCTGCAACTAGATAACCCATTGCAGATTTCAACAATACTTTTTCAAGGACAACTGTACTAGCAAAAGCAGAGAGAACTAAAAATGTTGTACTAACTGGTACACCAAATCTTGTCAGAACAACAAGAACCAAGGGTGCTACGGCATGATACCATTGAATAGGTTGCCAAGGAATTTTATTCAAACGACCATAAGATATGTCACCACCATAAGTAAACCAACCATACCAAATTGTGAATAACAAAACTGCACTTGCAGCCATCCACATTTGTTGCCACTTAAATTTCTCTGAGTTTGATGCAATCCATGTTCCCAAGGTTTGCACCGAATCATTTGCGATCACCGAATATGAGGCGAGAGCAAAACCAACACACAAATATATTGTGGTTAAATCCATTTTTATCTTTCTGGAGTTTTACATCCGTTATAGATTATATAGAAATTTACTATTAGGTTTGTGTTAGATTTATAATATTTGAAGATTTGAAAGTCAAAAATCAAAATCTTATATATAAAAAGAAATCGCTAAGCGATGGAAAGGAAAAATGACGAGTTTAATCTCTCCAAAAGATTTTACCTCAGTCACCCACCAAATGAGATCCTTTTTTCTCGAAAGAGGATTCTT